AAGAACTTTTATCTGTATTGAATATAATTAGTAATAACATTATGGTTGCGATAGAAGTCTTGATTGATATAAGAGATAATACTATTGAAGATCCAACGAAATGTATTAAACCAAATAAATAGGAGCAAACCAATGAGTCTTGATATAACACTATATATGATGATTGATGTTGGTACAGATAATAAAGAATGTATAGAACTATACGAAGCCAATGTAACGCATAACTTGAATACAATGGCTGATCATGCTGGTATATACAAAGCATTATGGCGACCAGAAGAAATAGAAGCATATCAAGCAAAGGATATAATAGAAGTATTAGAACAAGGACTAAACAAATTAAAGAACAAGCCAGAGCATTATAAGCAGTTTAATCCGACTAATGGATATGGAACATACGACAACTTTGTTATATGGGTAGAGAACTATTTAAATGCATGCAAGAAGTATCCCAATGCTATGATTGAGGTGAATAGATGAATGATGATTTTGGATATAAAAGCTGGATGAGCAATAAATATGGTGATGGTATATGGAACGAAATTAGTACAGACGATCAGATTTATATGTTTAGATCATTTGGTGAAGAAGCATTAAGTTTACTTGATAATAACAAACATTTCTGGAACTCTGCTATTGATACGATGATGGAAGTAATCGAATTACAACCATTGATTGATCAAAGCAATAAGAACAGAATACAGGAGATAGCGAAAGGGTTAAAGAAATGAAATGTGAAGTTGAACAAGACAATAGTGATAGTTATTATAATTGTAAGGCGTTGCCAAGCAAAGAAAGGGTAGTTAGATTTAATCAAGATATAATAAGGATAGTTTGGAATGGCGCTATTGATACAATGATGGGAGTAATAGATTTGCACCCAACAATCGACCTTAGTATCAGGGATAGAATAGCATCAATAGCGAAAGGATTAAAGAAATGAATATTTATAAGGTAGAGATATTAGAAGAGGAGATTATTACTGTCTATGTTGTTACGGATGATCCGAAGAAGATATATGATTTATATAAAATGAGAGTACTAAGTGTAAAGCGATTAGGTATGGTTCTTATATTAAATGATTAGTACTAAATACTTTACTTCTGGGAGTACTAAGGTGGGCGGGGTAGTATTCAAAACGGGAAGTAAATAGTACTACGGTGGGTGGGGATGCCTGATACATACTATTTTAAAAATTTTATTTTATAATTTTTTAAACAACCTTATAAAAGGAGATAAAACAAAAATTGAATATGCCAAAGCAAAATAACAAACAGCCTTATAAAAGGAGATAAAACAAAATGAGTAATATTCAAATATTCAGCACAGGAGATACTATCAGAATGCATCATTATCCAATATGTGATGGTTTTCGTTGCTGGAAAATTATTGGAGTACATTTAGGAAAAGTAAAACAAGAATCAACATATGAATTATTGCCTCTTGATGTATTTGAAAATAAAACTATTCAAGTACCATACTTAATATTAGAAACACATCCTGGGATAGTAAAAATATAAAATTCCCAAAAATTTTTCCAATATTTTTTTTAATAATAATAAGGAGAGAAGTAAATGCGTAACAATAGTAGCGAACTATTAATTTGTCATTGGTGCAAAAGTCCAATAAATGAGCACAAAACAATTTATATTAATAATAAAGTTATCTGCAATGATTGCTTAAAACAAGCATTAGAAAGCCCTTTAAATACCCAATTTAAGCAGCCTGATTTAAACGAGGACGGTACTTATAATGATTAACAAGGTTATATATGGTAATTGCTTAGAAGTAATGAAAGATATTCCTAATAAAAGTATTGACATGATTTTATGTGATTTGCCATATGGGACAACCACGTGTAAGTGGGACGTGATAATTCCTTTTGAACCACTTTGGAAAGAGTACAAGCGGATTATAAAAGACCGTGGTTGTATTGCTTTATTCGGTAGCGAGCCGTTTTCAAGTTATCTAAGAATGTCAAATATTCGGAATTATAAATATGATTGGTATTGGAATAAAGGGCAAGGGTTAAATTTTGTAACAGCAAGGTATAGACCATTAAACGATACAGAAACAATAAGTGTTTTTGGAAAAAGTAAAGTCAATTATTATCCGATTATGACAATTGCTAAAAAAGAGAATATAAGACCAATAAATGTAGGATCGTCAAAAACAGATTTGATATCAAAGATGAAAAGTGGAATCGCAAAAAGTAAAAATAATTATGATAATAAAAAAAGATTCCCAAAAACTAGCATTTTTATAAATTGTCGGATAGCAGAATGTAATTCGATTCATAGACTCCACCCAACTCAAAAACCAGTAGCACTTATTGAGTACTTAATAAAAACTTATACCCTTGAAGGCGAAACGGTTCTTGATAATTGTGCAGGAAGTGGAACTACTGCCATTGCTTGTATCAATATTAACAGAAATTATATCCTTATTGAGAAAGAAGAAAAGTACATAAATATAATTAATGAAAGAATAAGAACTCACAAGAAACCATTAAAAGGATTTTTAAAGTGAACTATACCACCGAAGCAATAGTAAATGGTATTCTAAAGTATAACCTAATGACTACCCAGCAGCAAGATACCGCCAAGTACAGGCAAAAGATGAATAAATTGGCTAATGAGTTTATACTAAAGGAAGATAAGAATAATTGGATGCCAATGCTATTATCCGAGTTGATTAAGCAAGGCGGGCCAAAGCATAAGGAAGTACTGCATTTTTATATTAGAGCATTTTTAGGATATAATATCCCAAGAAAGAAAGTATGCCCGGATCATTGTGCACCATTTACGTTTGTTGCAGATATGTTTTTTGAGAAAGTCAGAAATAGTATTGCTTTTGCCAATAGAACTGGCGGGAAGACCTTAAATATAGCATTACTTAATCAATGCGATATGACTTTCAAGGAAGGATGTGAGATTGCTTCAGCAGGCTCGACTAAAGATCAAGCCGCCAAGATGTATCAATACTTCTCAAGATTTCATATCCGAAATCAAAACTTATATAATTTATATGCTCGTGAGCCAATTAAAGCATACTCGGAATATAAGAATTTATCTACCATAGAAATTGTTACCGGGAGCCTGAAAGGATTAAATAGTAAGCATCCGCAAAAGCTTCGCCTGGATGAAGTAGAATTAATGGATTGGGAAGTGCTTCAAGAAGGATTTTCCATGCCGGAAAGTACGGATGATATTATGGCGCAAGGCTGCTATAGTTCGACAAGAAAATATGAATCCGGCACTATGCAGAAACTTCTTGATCTTGCAGAAGCTCAAAGCAAAATAAGTAAAGGGTTTTTTAAGATTTATAATTGGTGTATATGGGAAGCATTACAGAAATGTACTCGGGATTGCAAGAATGATTCGGTGTATGGTTATTGCCAGTTATTTGAGACATGCGGAGGAAGAGCAAAGAAGTGCTCAGGATTTTATAGGATAGACGACTTTATTGATAAAGCTATACTACTGGATAAGGATGTCCTGGAAGCACAATGGTTAAATAAAAGACCATCAAGACAGATTTATGTGTATGGTGATTACTGGGATAGGCTTATACACTTTATACCAAGGAAAGAACTTAAAGGAGAGATTCATAAGATAGGAACAATTGACTTTGGCAGCTCTCCTGGGCATCCATTTGTATTCAAGATTTATATTTGTGATTGTAATGCTTATAAAAAAGCGGTTGAGAGAGCAGAACCGGACGAAGTAATCAGGGAGAAAGTAAGATACTATTTATCGTACGAGTATAGAAGTGGGAAAGATACTATCGAAGGACATTCTGATAAGATTAAAATGGCACGTGGATATGAAGCAAACATGCCGATATTTGCTGATCCATCTGCTTCTCAGGAAAGAATAGACTTGGATGAAATTTATGGCATTAGTACTTATGAAGCCGATAATGCGGTTGAAGCAGGGATAGAAAAAGTAAGAAGTCATTTGCAGACATTCAGAGGAGAAGCTAATTACTATATTTTTGATGATTACTTTGATTGTAATGAATTAGAGTTAGTAGGAACAGATGTTGAATTTGAAAAGTATAAATATAAAAGAACTAAAGAAGGGCAGATTAATAAAAAAGAACCATTAAAGATGGACGATCATGGCATGGACTGTGCTCGTTATGCTATATCTTCGAGCATGGTTTACTTTAGGGAACTATTTACACCAATTGGAGAGGAAATTCAAAGTGACTTCTGGAGATAATAATATAAATGAATAATGAACTTAGTTGCGAATGCTTAGATAAAATACAGAAGTATAAAAGATATAAAAGAGAACGGCGAAGGAAGCAAATTAGAAATGAAATATATGCATTGATGTCAAATGATATGTTAAATTGGATAAAATCAATATTAAAAAGATGGCATAAGTATGAAACAAAAGAAGAAATACTATCATTAAGTTGGGATTGTTTTGAATTCTGCTTGAAGCATTTTAAAGTAGAAGGCAATAACAAGGTAGAGAATCATTTTTATAAATATACTTCTTATTATTTACTTAATAGGTATGCTAAGAAAGATCGAGTGTTTTTGCCGATAGATGAGTTAAAAGGTATATTAGGTGTTATGGAAACTCCGGAGAACTTAGCGTTTGAGAAGTTATTAACTTTAACTCAATTCAGAAATGTTGTTCCTGAAAAATATTTATCTGTTTGGGATGATGCAATGCAATCGACCGAATTAGATTTAAGTAATAGATTAGTTACGCTTCCACGTGGCATTAATAAGAATGTTTATGTAGTACTAAAAAAAGTATTTGTACAGCAAATAAAGTTTTTACTTAAATAAAAAATACTTATAAGCAATGTTTTTCTTTTTATAATTATAAAAAGAACCATAACGAGGAGTATAAAACATGTTTGATACATTTAAGGATAGAGCCAAAAGAAGAAAACTTGAGAATCAACTTGAACTAAAGCAATTAGAATTTGAGAATAAACAGTTTGATTCTGCAATTAAAGTACTTTCCGAAGCACGAAATGAGGTAGCTGATAAAGACGTAGAAGATGGTTGGGCAGCACTTGGTAGAGGCATATCGACTACTATGACTCAAGAAGAACATTCAGTTATGCTTCTGTCTGCCTATAACTTATATCACACAAATACATACGCGCGTGCGATCATAAGTAATCTTGTTAAGTTTACTCTTGGTAAAGGGCCAATTATAATTCCTGAAGATGAAAACGTCAAAGTAAAAGAAGTATGGAAGAAATTCAGAGAAGACAACAAATTTAATCTTAGGGAAAAAGAAATAGGAGTAAGAACATTCAGGGATGGGGAAGTATTTCTGAGAGAATTTAAAAGCGAAAAAACAAATGAAGAACCATTATATAAAATACGATTTATCAGAGCACATCATATTGCTACGCCAACTACTAAATCAAGTACAGATGAAAATACTTCTTATGGAATAAAGACTGATCCTGATGATATAGAAGAAGTTATAGAGTACTATTTAGTTGATGATAATAAGAATTATATATCAACAATTCCTGCCGATCAGATAATTCATTTTAAAATAATCTCTGACTTTGACCAAAAAAGAGGTATTTCTATATTGGCAGTAGTAGCAAAAAGAATCAAGCAATATGATGAATGGCTTGAAGATAGAATTTACTTAAATAAGATTAGAACGGCAATTGCTTTAGTAAGAAAAGTAAAAGGGTCTGCTGCTCAAGTAAAGGGAATAAGAGATGATGGATTAAGCGATAGACTTTCCAACGATAGAAAATCACAGAAAGCTCCTAAGCGTGGAACTATTATTACTGCTTCGCAAGGTATGGAATATGAAATGTTATCACCGAATATTAATGCCACAGATGTTAAGGATGATGGTAGAGCAATACTTCTTGGTATAGCTGCGGCAGTTGGATTTCCTGAGATGATATTAACTGCCGACTACGCTAACGCAAATTACTCTTCTACTTTGATCGCACAGAATCCTTTTGTTCGTGGTATAGAAGATTGGCAAGATCAGTTTTCTTCTTTATATATGGATTTATTTAAAAGAGTAATTGAATATAATATTGAGCATGGTAGTTTACCGGTAGATACTAAAACAACTTGCAGAGTAGAGTTTCCGCCGATGATTTCTGCTGACTTGAAACAATTAGCAGAAGCATTTGAGATTATCTATAAGTATAAAGTAGTTAGTAAAAAGACTTGGCAAAGTAGGATGGGGTTAGATAGTGATATTGAAGATGCGAATATGGAAGAAGAAGAGCAAAACTTTATGGATGAGAATCCTATTGCTCTGCAACCGAATCAGTTTCCTGGGCAACAACAACCGAATCAAATTCCTGGACAAGTAAATCCTTCTAGCCGTTTTAATCTCCCCGCAGTTCCTATGAATCAATACGCATCCAACGATATGCTTATGAATTATATTGATAATGGCGATTGGAAAAGTTTTAAAGAGGAAGTAGAGAAAATAGGCGGTATTTCTGAAGAAGTATCAAAAAAACTAATTGATACTATGGAAATAATGTTGTTTGAAAATAAATATGTGAATTAAAACTAATGTCTGTAACTAAAGAATTTTCCGATTTACTTCTCAAGCGAAGTCATTACTTATACAGTTTTGAAAATGGTGCTGTTAAAGGTATGCTTGCACCTATGCAGCAAGCATTGATTCAGTCAAGGGAAAGACTTAATGATCTTGTCAGATATTCTACTGGTTATACTTTGGATTGGCGTATAGCAAGATTAAGTGATCGTATAAAAGAAATGGAAGGAATACTTCAAGCTGCTTCTTATGATTCTGCTGGAATACTTCAGAACAAACTTTATGAGGTAGCAAATTCCGAAAGTAATTTTGTCGGAAATATGCTTGCCGATAAATTTGCTTCTGTCGGTGTAGATATAATACAACTACCATTTGCTCATATTGACTATGTTGTAAATAACCCTTTGCTTGCTGTTGATCTTCAAAGTAAACTATCTAAAGCAAGTACTTCGTCTTTGAATAGTATTAAATCCCAATTAACTCAATCCATAGTACAAGGTGAAGATATAGCAAAAGCTACGGCAAGATTGATTGGGCCGGTTGGTGCTGCATTTCTTGATCCTGGTTATGCTGTTAAAGGTGTGAGAGGAAGCTTGAGTAGTATGATTTCAAATAGAGCAGAACAAATTGCTCGTTCTGAAATACTATATGTAAGTAATCAAGTTTCAAGAGAAATATATAAACAGAATAGGGATGTTTTAAAAGGAGTGGTGTACATTTCCGCCCTTGACCGTAGGACATGTCTAGAGTGCGGAACACTGAATGGGCAAGAGTATAATTATAAGGAAGGCAGTGAAGATCATGGCGGGCCAATACTACCGCTTCATGTTTCCTGTCGATGTTTTTATGCCCCCGTAACATATAGTTGGGCCGAACTTGAAAAGATGGATAAGGTAGAAAAAGGAGTTTCTAAACAGACTAAAGGAGCATTTATTGATGTAGTTCCTAAAGCACTTAATTATGAGCAATGGCTGAAAACTTTAGAGCCACAAGAAGTAAAAAGTATTCTTGGATCGTCAAGATATAAGTTATGGGATAGTGGTGAATTAAAACTTACTCAGATGGTAAAGAATAATCGAATATTAACGATAGATGAACTGGATAATATAGTACTTAAACTTCCTGAAAAAGCTCCTTTGTACGCGCGTGTGGATGCATTAAGTAATAGTCAATTACAGAAAATGTCAGATAGACAAGCTAAAGCATGGGCTGATTATGCATCCGATAGTAAAAAGACAAGAGCCGCAGGAGAAGCAGTAGAAGAAGAGACTGCATATAAAATCAGTGCAGATCATATAGTAGGTAGAAAACCATTCGATATGTTTATTGATGATAATTTTATAGAGCACAAAGTACTATTTGAAGGAACTGGTGAAATAAGAGTAAAGAAAGATCAAATAGCAAGTAAACTTGGATACGCTAAACGGTTTAAAGTAAAACCCGGAACAATTATTACAGATAGACGAGATAGCTCACCTACATTTGGGAATTACTATTATAGAAAAGGTGTAGGCAATTTTAAAATTGAATATGGTATGCAGTTAGCAAGAGACTTTGATCATCTTCAATCTATGGTTTTAAGAGGGAAGCAGGAAATACAATTAACTCAAGCCATAGCTAAAGTTCCTGTATCTAAAAATATAAAGATGGCCGAGGAATGGGCAAAGCAAAAGTTTAGTATTAAGTATGTTGATTATGGAAGTGCTTCTCCTGAAGTTGGTGATTTAATAAATAAGTATATCGGCGGAAGTATTGAGCGACTTGGAGTAAAGCCGAAAGGATTATTTTATGACGCTTCTCAATTTGTAGGTAAAGCAAATGAAAATGTATGGGCAAAGGCTTTTGAGAATGGCAATATTTATTTTAATCCAGCGAAATTTACTTCTGTTGATCAAGTTAAAAATGATTTAGAGTTTATTTTTAAAAGTGGTAAATTTTCTACAGTTTCAGAAGGGCATGTAATAAGGCATGAAGTTGCACATTTAAAGTATTTTGATATAGGTGGGACTGAAAAGACTGCGGCTCAAAAATTAACAAAGACGATGCAAAGTGATATAACAAATGGAATAGGTGAGTATAATATTCCAAGATATGTAAGTAGTTATGCAGAAAAATCGCAAGGAGAATTTTATGCGGAGATGACTACCAAGTTATTGAATGGAGAAAAGCTTCATCCTGTTTGTACTAAAATAATGAAGGATATTGAAAGAGGATTAAAGGCGAATAAAAAAATAATTGAGAATACTAAACCATTGATGGCAAAAGCAAAAGTTGAAAGATTAGTAGTAAAGACTCCAGAAGAAGCATCTAATCTTATGCGAAAGCTTTATGGATCTGGAAAAAATAAAGAAGTAACAGATGCTATATTGTCTTATACTAATCGTGAATTTGCTTTATGGAATCCTGCTTTAAAAGAGAATTCTAAATTATCGTTTGAAAATATTATTACTAAGTTGGCAAAAAATAAAAAAGATTTCCCTGCCGAAACTATAAAGGAGATGACTACTTTTCAAAAGTTATTAGAAACAGCACCATCATATCAAGGGACGGTATATAGAGGAGAAAAGCTTTTTGATATGGAAGATGTTGCTGAATTTATCAAAGGATATAAAAAAGGAAGTATAGTTGTAACAGATTCTTTTCTTTCTACTTCTGTTAAAGAAAGTCTTATTAAAGATAGATTTATGCATACGACTAATACAAATATATTATTTGAAATAAAATCTAAGAAAGGAGTTTATCTTGGGCCGTTAGCAGACCAACCTATAGAACGGGAAGTTGCATTTAAATATAAAAGTAAATTTAAAGTGGTTGAAATAGAAGAAATGACTGGTAGATATAAAGGAATGAAAATCTATTTAGAGGAAATATAATAACTATGCCAGAAGAAGATAAAATTAATTATGATAAATTTGTTGGTGACGGGAGTGAATTTTACTTTCCACTATGTAATACTTGCGCTCATAAAAATAGTATATTAACTTGTATTGCTTTTCCAGAAGGTATTCCTGGAGATATACTTGATGGGGTTTGGGGTCATAATATAGTATATCCAGAGCAAGAAAACGACATAACTTATAAAAAGTTAAAGGAATAAATTATGTTAGTAAGAATGCAATGTGTTGATTGTAAATTTGGTAATACTTTAAAAGGTATATTCTCAGTAGATGTTTTTGGAAGGCATTATATCTGTAGTCAATACCCGGATAAGATTCCTAATTATGTTGATAATGCAACAGATGATTGCCCTAAGTTTGAGGAGAAGTAGTAATGATTTATATTTATGATGTTGATGGGTATAAAGGAGACTTTGGTTCAAGAAGAACTGTTGATGAATATGAAGCTATATTTAAACAATTTGATTTAACTACTGCTATCGACTTTTTTAAGGAAGGATTTACTATTGAATTGGAACAACTAATAAATGATTGGGAACAAATTGACTTTACAGGTTTTAATGAATTAAGTGAATTGGGATTAGAGATTTTAGAAGTATTTAAAAAGTGCAAAGAAATAGTAATTTTAACTGAAGGTAATCAATAATAAATAATACTTATAAATGATATTCTTATTTTTTATATAGTATAAAAAGAGGAGAAAAGAAGATGCCTGCAAAAAAATGTTCTGAAGGTGGAAAGAATGGTTGGGCTTGGGGAGATGGAAAGTGTTATTTGTATGATCCGAAAGTAGAAGGATCTGAAGGTAAAGCAAAGCAAAAAGCCATGATGCAAGGAATTGCTATGGGAGATAAAGTAAGCGAAGAAGAAAAACTTGAAATGATTTCTTTTGACTTTGCCGAAAACTATATGGAGATTAAATAACATGACTAAACAAGTAAAAGCAATACATTTAATAAAAGAAAAGAATTTAGTAGAAAGAGTTGAGAACTCTTTTGGTGCAGTAGAAAACATTGACGAAAGTACCCGTGTTATAAAAAATATTTGTATTATGGGAAGAAAAGAATCTGCAAATAATAGAGTGTATTCTGATAAGGCGATTGACAGTTTAGTTGGATTTGCTAATGGTGCGAAGTGCTATATTAATCACATTAGTAAAGAAGAAATAAAGCAAAGGTCGGGTGTCCGGGATTTAAGAGATTGGGCGGGCGTGCTGGAAAATACTTATCGTAAAGGAGATGGAGTATTTGCCGATCTTAAAGTAAGAGAATCTTATTTTGATTTGTTTAAAGATATAGCAACTATGAAGCCACAAGGTATTGGACATTCTATTGATGCAAGAGTAAAAGCTTTTACAGATGATAAAACAGGTATGGAAAGTATAGTTGATATCGCCCGCCTTAATAGTTGTGATATTGTATCCAGTCCAGCAATGACGACTAATTTATTCGAATCTACTATTGAAGCAAATCTTAAAAGTACTCCTGAAATAATTTTTAGTCAAGAATATGTTGAAATGAAAATAGAAAAGTTATTCAAGGAAGTAATGATACAAGAAGGAATTATACAAAATAAAATATCTGCGGATGAGATAAGTAGTATGACTTATGTAGTTAATGATCTTCTTCGTATAGTATTAAATGAAGAAAATTTATCTATCGTGGATAAAAAAACAAAGGTAATGGCAATTTTCGATGATTTATCGAAAGAAATTAAAACAAAATTAACGAGTATGAAGGAGAATAGAAAAATGGATATTACTTTGGATCAATTGAAATTAGAAAATGCCGATATAGTTAAGGCGATTGTCGAGGAGTATAAAAAGGATCAGGATGTAGTTGGTATGAAGTCAACTTTGGAACAAACTCAGAAATGGTATGATGCTGTTGAAGCTGATTATAAACAACTTCAAAATACTATTACTCAGAAGGATAAAGAAATTCAGTATGTAACTGAAGCTTGCAAAGAAGCAGAGAAGCAATGCGGTGAGGCAAAAGTAAAGTTGGATGATATTGAAGTACTGAAGAAACAGAATGATAAGAAGACTTATATTGAAGCGATGGTTGAACAGTCTAAACTTTCTAAGGATGCAAAGACGGAAGTATTTATGGAGCAACTTATGAAAGAAGACGATGAGAAAGTAATCCAGAAGATTATTGATGATCGGGTTAATTTGCTTGCTTCTAATGGCAAAGTAAAAGAATCCGGTAGAGAATTCGATATTTCTAAATTGGTTGGTGATGATAATAAGAAAGTGACCGAGAGTAAAGAAAAGCTTAATGAAGTGACCGAGGCTTTTATTAAATCTAAAAAACAAAGATAAGGAGGAAAAAAATAGATGGCTGCACAAAATAGACACATAAGAGGCGAAACTAATCAAGTATTAGTTGATGTTCATGGCAATATAGTAGTAGAGGCCGGTGATTTACTATTCAGAAATAATATTGATGGTTTGGTTGGAACAGGGGCAGCGGGTGGTGGTATAGCCGCTGATAACTACGCTTATCCATTTAACCTTGCAAGAAATACTGCTTCTGAAACATGTACTATTCTTGCTGGGGTTCATGTTAACTTTCTTGGCGTGGCAATGGAAAGTTCCAAGTCGGGAGTAACAGAAAAGATTTCTGTGGCGACTGCTGGAGTATTCCAATATCCAATGTACTTGACTTCAGGAGTAACAGTTGGTGGTAAAGTAAGTGCTGTTTCTACTTTTACGGCTGGCGCAAATCAAGGGGTATCGAAAGCGGCGGTTTACAATATTGCTACTACTCCTGGAACAACTGCTTACTTGGGATATATAGTTAAAACTGAATCAGGGGCAAGTTATGTGAGTTTTCAGATTAGAACTGCCTTTGGTTCTGGTGCTTTAGTGACTTCATAAAAATTTAAAAAAAAAGAAAGGATAAAAATAGATGGCTGCACATAATAGGCATTTAAGAGGAAATAGAGAAGAAGTATTAGTTGATGTTCATGGAAGTACAGTAGTAGAAGCTGGCGATTTAATGTTTAGAAATGCTGTTGATGGTTCAGTTGGATCAGGAACAGTTGGTGATGGTATTGCTGCTGATAATTATGCTTATCCGTTTAATAAAGCGATTAATGCTGCTTCTGCTCTTACTGGAATTCAGTATTGTATATATACGAACTTTCTTGGTGTAGCAATGGAAAGTTCTAAGTCTGGTGTTACTGAAAAGATTTCAGTAGCAAAAGCAGGAGTATTTCGTTATCCGTTATCAAGAATTGGAGCAGTTACTGTAGGGTCTTTAATTAGTGCAGTTTCTTCACCCTCGTCTGCTACTGGAGTCTCTAATCAAGCTGTTTTTATGTCGGCTACATATCCCGGTAGTACTGCATACTTAGGATATATAGTTAAAACTGAATCTGGAGCAAGTTTTGTTGACTTCCAAATCAGAACGGCTTTTAGTTCTGGCGGACTTGCTACTTAATTATAATGGCTAATGTCAACCGATACATAGAAGGAGAGAGGAAAGAAGTATTAGTACTTGTTCAATCTTCTGTAACTGTAGAGGTTGGTGATTTGATGTTTTTAGATAAAGCGGATGATTTAAGAAACAACGGAAGTTCTACTGCCGATAATACGGCATATCCTATAGAGAATTTTAGGATTTCCGGTGCTTCGTTAGAACTTAACAAAGATTCCCTAAAAAATTACTTTTTAGGCGTGGCTATGGATGATAAGGATGGAATTAGTAATGGAAGTAATATGAATATTCCAGTTGCTACTTCCGGTAAATTTGAATATGACTTAAAACCCGGAGGGACAATAAATATAGGTGATATGTTTAGTGCTTCCGGAACAACTTCTGCTTCTAATTTAATAAATCAGAAGATCATGAAGACCTCAGAAGTAACAAGGGCTTTAGGATATTTCGCCGAAAGTAAAATCCATGCTCAATCAATAGAAGTATTTATTAATACTTTTATGGGCAATACTATATAAAATAAAAATTCAAGGAGGATACGAAAAATGTTTAGAGATAAAGAAGGAATGTCAATGAGGGATTTGGTCGAATCTCAAGGGGAAGCTGGTGCTGTTGAAGTTGTCCGGAATTGCCTTGAAACTAAAAAGTTAAAACCGGAAGACTTCTCTATTAAAGAGATTTGGGAATCTTTGCATGGCGCTATTAGAACTAAAAGAGATATTGCAGAGTCTATTGTATCAAGTGCTTTTCCTAAAATTACTGGTGAGATTATTAATGCGAAAGTAATTAACGCATATAATAGTGTTTCGCAAGTTGGTGATATGCTTGTAACAACTGTTCAGAGTAATCTTGAGACAGAGACTTTTGCTGGATTTACGGAAGCTGAAACTCCTGAAGAAGTAGGGGAAGGCATGTTGTATAACGACTCTACTATCACGGAGAAGTATGTTACGGTTCGTGCAACTAAGTTTGGCCGGAAAATTTCTATTACCGAGGAAGCAATTTATTTTGATAAAACTGGTCAAATACTCATGCGTGCGCAGCGTGTAGGTGCGAAGGCGGCTCAGTATAGAGAGCGAATGATTATGCGAGGGGTACAGGATTTGGATACGAAAGTATATAATCCTTCTGGTGTAGCTACTGCTTTTTATAGCACTGCCAATAATAATTTAGTTGCTACGAATCCGTTTACTGATGATGGATTGGATGCAGTAAGATTGAAAGCTTCTCAGATGAAAGACGATAGTCTTGGTACAATTGATGATGATTTTATTCTCATTGATCTTAGAAACGCTATTGTTCTTGTTCCGCAACAGTTGGAAAGAACAGCATGGGAGTATGCAAATACAGTACTTGCTCCGGCAACGGCTGAAAACGCTCAGAATTTTTATAAAGGATTGTTCAGCGTATTAAGTTCTCCTTATGTTACTCAGAATAGCGCTACTACTTGGTATTGGGGAGATTTCAAACAGGATTTCATTTGGCAGGAAGTATGGCCTTTGCAGACCATTGCAGCTCCTATGAACCATCCTGATGCATTTGATCGTGATATTAAAGCGCAGATCAAGACAAGATTCTACGGTAATGTGGGCGCAATAGATTTTAAGCATGTCATCAAGTCAACTGCTTAATTTTATTGGATATTTTTATAGAAGTAGTAGTATTTATGCTTTTTACTACTACTTCTAATTAAAATAAAAAGCACATAGCGGAGGCTAAAGTTTCGTCCCGCAATAAAACAAGGAGGAACTAAAAATGGCAAGAGGAACAAGATTTAAAAAGAGTTTAGGTGGTATTTCTGGTGTTACAATCGCAACAATTCCTTCCGGCGTAACAATAGATCAAAATGGAATCGCATTACCTGGTGGATATACAGTTGGTTATACTGCTACAAGTTATAAGGTTTCTGGTGGTAGTTCTGCTTGGGCAGGAAGTACTTTAAGTATTGACCATGGTATGACTACTGATTTATTGGGATTTGGAACTACTCATTATAATCCTGGTGGTGTTTCTGTTTTTCAACCACTTATGTTTAGACCAAGTCCTGTAGCAGGATCGGTATCATTAACTTTGCAAGGTATGATTACTGCTGGTGCGGTATCTATGGCGGTATCTGGCGGAACTATTTACTGGACGGCATTTGGTTATTAAACTCATGAAAGGAGTTAAATAAAATGGCAAGAGGAACAATATTTAAGGATAGTAAGGGAGGGTTCTCCGGTACTACCATTGCCACTATCCTTTCAGGAGTAACAATAGATCAATATGGCATAGATGTTGGCAGTAGTATATATCCGGTAGGATTTACTTATTCTGGATGCAGTGTTTCTGGCGGTAGTGTTGCTTGGGCTGGTACTACTTTAAGCATTGATCACACAATGCTTAATGATTTAAAAGGATTTAGTTTTTGTCAGTATTTACCGGCAGGTGCTTCTGTTAGTCAAATCGTACTTTCGCAGCCAAGTCCTGTGCCGGGGAAAGTATCGGCTGAATTGGTAAATGTAAATCAACTTGGTTTTGCAATTACAGCAGCATCAGGTGGCACTATTTACTGGATGGCATTTGGAAATTAAAAAAAATTAGAATAGTGGCAAGGTAGCGAAATCCTTCTGCTGAACTTGCCACATTCTATTAAACTTTAGACAAGGAAGAAGGAGAATAGTAAAATGTTTGTAAAAACAATATCAGGCGTAACAGATGGTTCAGTTGACGCTTTCAAATATTCCGATGTTATTGATCTCACCTCAAAAAAATATGATAGTAAAAAACTTGCATTAAAACTCAATTTAACTTCTGTTGCTGCTACCGGAACACTTGATGTAAATTGTGTTATGTGTGAGCAAGTTGATGGGACATATGCTACCTTTAATACTGGTAATGGTGGATCATCTATTTTTTTAAGTGGGGCGACATATACAAGTCTTGGTAATGGTAGTTATTACGTACCATTAACTATTGTTGTTTCTTCAGGAGTAACAAGATTGCTTGAATCAGCTCCATTTATCAAATTTGGATTTAGAGCATTGACTTTTAATGTTCCTTTTGATGCTTGGTTGTGTGTTGGATGAGAAAAAAGACATTAAATGGGCCAAATGCCCGATATGCGGGAAGCCTGAACTCAAACCGCACACGGAGCTTTGTAATTGTTGGGAGTTTGATAAACATGGGCAAATAGTGAAGAAAAATGGAGATAATAAAAAATGCAAATAGAAGAAGTAAAATACTTAATAACTGGTGGAATTTTGACTATTGTAGCTTCTATTGCTGCTTCTTGGGCAACTATGAAATCAAAAGTTTCATTTTATAAAGAAACAACTGACAGGGAATTAAAAGCTTTAAAAGAAGGAATGGAAAAAATGGAACAACAACTTAAAAAAGAAATACAGGAAACAAATAGATTACTTCATTTATTTATAGATGATGGTGGATCGTGTGATGCAAGACAAAAAAGTTGTAAGGCATATATTTATAGTAGATTATGGGATGATCATGGCAATCCATTATTTGCCGATAAAGAAGAGTGTGTTAAAACGCATAATGATATTAAAAGTCGATTTGATACATTAGATTCAATGAACGCTAAATTAGATAAAATATTAAGTATTGTAAAATGATTAACTGGGATAGTATAAGAAAATACTTTACTATAGAAGATTTTTCTGATCCATTAATTCCTAATTCTGGGAATTTTATAGATGAAAATCTTTTGAATATGTTAGTTGATTTAACAGTACTATCTAAAATTATTACTCATGCAAAAGTTGGCGGATGTGTTGACGTAAATGGAAATTATGGCCATTCGGTAAACAGTTATCATTTAGTAAATAGTGGGTGCAGAGCAGTTGATTTTCACTTTGTTGATAATAGTACTTTTAATATAAGAGAGCAATTTATTATAGTAGCAAAGATCGGTTTTACAGGTATTGGTCTTTACTATGATTGGATGTGGGATAATCAACCATTAAAAGTAGGATTTCATGTGGATATAAGACCAAAGAAGTTTGCGCAAATCTGGAAACAGGAAAGAGGAAGGTATATATACTTTTTAAAATGAAAATCTCAACCATCATAAAAATAGCTGTAATTATTTTATGTTTAATAGCGCTTGTTATTACAACAGTATTTGCTATAAAATATATTTCTAATATGTTTACTACATTTCAAGCGGTAACAATAGAATATGCAAATGGTATAGCTTCAACAAGAATAGAAGAGAATAATAAAGTACTTCAAAAGAGAATCGCTGAACTTGATGAAACAATAGTAAAGTTATTAAATGACAAGAATAAAAAAGTAACAGATATAGGCTATTCGATAGCTCAATTAAATGCTTCGATTAAGAAACAAATGGAAAGCGATCATTCATATAAGCCGGAAAGTAATGATCCTAATGAACAAATATTTAAATTAATTTATATGAAAGATGTAAATGGAAAAGAGCTTCCTTTGGCTTGGTCGATTTATTATCCGAATAAGAAAGAATGGAAAACAGGAATAGTGCCGGGATGGAATTTAAATAGTCAAGTAGTATTAACCAATGGTGAAGACAAAGACGCAATATTCAATGTATGGTTTGAAAATAAATTAAGAGAAGATACTAAAGGTAATAAGTATCCGTTGAAAGTAGTACAAACAGAATGGATAAGAAAAGAAACGAGAACAAAGAAACTTATGTTTAATCCCAGATTATCGCTTGGGATTAATTTAGATATAGAGGAAGTTGTTCCAAGTGCAGATATAAGTTTGTTTTCTTATGGATTAAGTAAAGGTGACATGAATTGGAGATTTATAGGGCTTGGAATTTCTGGAGTTGATGATTTACATTTTAACTTTACTCCTGTTGAGTATAACATTGCAAAACGACTTCCTCTTATTGAAAATTTATTTATTGGCGGGTTCATTGGAACAGATATGTTTTTAAATGTTGATGGTGGATTGAAAGTGAGCGTACCGTTTTGAAAGAAAAACTTTATACAGAAGACTTAAGTATTACAGAAGGATGGTTTTGGAATTTAGTATTTCAAAAATTAATTAGAAACTTCACTTCTATGAAGTTTATACTTTTTTTATTGATTTATTGGGTTTCAGTTTGGGGATTAATTAAAGATAAAATAAGTGATACTGTTTTTGCATCAATAGTTATAAGCGGGCTTGTAACAGTAGCTATATCAAGAGTAATAACAGATATGAGATTGAAATTTGATGAAAGTGTTGATGAAGAATGTGAAGAAAAAAGACCTAAGAAAAGACGTAAAAAAGATGAAGACTTATATGAAAACGAATAATAACCGAAAGGAGATAATTTGCAAGATTGTTTATTATGGAGCTTTGTATTAACTATGATATTTACACCTATAATATTTGCACCATTAAAACTTATGGATGGGTATTTACTCCCTCAATTTGGGATTGCTGCCATAGGTGTAAGTATATCTTTAATCTTTTT